ACGGGCAACCCTGCACGGCAATGCGCCATGCCATGCGGGCGGCATACGCGCGCCCGTGCCAGCGGTAGAGGCGGTAGACGGTGATGAACTCGCGCAGCATGGCGGTCACCTCAGCCACACCATCGCAGCGACGCTGCCGATGACCACGATGACGACGCAGACGTAAACGATCAGCCGGCCCAGCATTTCGGCGCCGTCGTCCAGATGTGGGCGCTGGTCGTCATCGAACTCGCTGGCCGCGTGCGCGGCCTCTGGGTCGTCGAGCATCACGATTTTCTCGGTCATGCCAAGCTCCAGTCGATCCAGTGGACGATCACCAGCGCCAGCGCCACGCCGATGGCCACAGCCAGCGCGACATCAGCCACGAGCAGCGTGTGCCGTCGCTGCCAGCCCTCGCTCCAGCTCGCGCGCTCGCTCGGGAATGCGTCCGCCAGTGAGCGCGGGTGCTTGCGGGTTGTCGGCCAGCTCATGATGCGTCGCCATCCATCCCGAGCGCTTGCCGCGCGGCACGCTCGATGCGCTGCAGCGCCGAGTCGCTCAGGTCATCGGCGTCCAGGTACAGCCCGCCGTGCAGCAGGCCGTCGACGTGCACCTGTCCGGCGGCGAGCGTGACGAGGGCATGGCACGGCGCGTCGCCGAAGTCGATCTCGACCTCGTGCTCGTCGCCGTCCTCGGGGAGCTGCGCGAGCCAGTGATCGCGCATGGCGCAGGCGGCGGTCATGCCGCCTCCCTGGAGACGGCAATGCGCGCCTCGACGGCGGCGGCGATCAACTCCAGGCCCAGCGCCTCGGCTTCGTCCTGCGTGAGCTTGAGCGAGGCCATGAGGCCCGGCGCGACGGTGCAGAGGTTGACCTCGCCGTACTTGGTGGCGCTGACGTAGCGCCACACGTCGCCCGTGCGGTTGACGCGGTTGCTGACCTCGTAGGGCGAGCTGTAGTCGGCGTCCTTAAACATCTCGCCGGCCTTGGCCGCCTGCGCGCTGTAGTGGGCCAGCGCACGCGACTTCTCGGCCGCCTCGGCAAGTGCCGCCTGGTCAGCGGTCGCCAGGTCGCCAAAGTCGCTGTCGCGCACCTCGGGCTGCGGAATCTTGGGCATCTGCTTCTCCCGGCCGCTGTGTGTGCGGCCTGGGATGAATCATCACATACGTGAGCAGTGCTGTCAACACGTTTGTGATCGGCGCGCCGAAAAAAGTGCCCGCGCGTGGCGGGCGACGGCCTCCAAGTTGCCGATGGTGCCTGCTGTGACGTCAGCCCGCCGAGCCAGTCCGGCCTGGCTCCACTGACGCTCATCGCGCAGGGCTGCGACACGTTCACCGATGGTTTGCACGGGCGTGATTGAACATCCCGCTTGCAACACGTAGGTGAGCGGCATACACTCACGCACGTGAGCACTCAACCCGAGCACGACATGACCCCTATCGACAGAGCCATCAAGGCTTGCGGCGGGGTCGCGGCCCTTGCCGAAAAGGTCGGCGTCACCGCGTCGGCGCCTGCGATGTGGAAGGCCCGCGGCCGCGTCCCGTCCGACCACTGCGCCGCCATCGAGCAAGCCACTGGCGGCAAGGTCACGCGGCGCGATCTGCGGCCGGAGGACTGGCGTCGGATCTGGCCCGAGCTGGCCGACGACAAGGCCGCCGCATGACCCGAGTCTCCCGGGGTGGATTGACATCCACCACTTCGCCCACCGGCTCTTATGGGGTCGGTGGACGTCTTTCTCCGGCCGTGCTCCATGCCGAGACTGTGCGCCGACCACGCGCGTGCGGCATCCACAGCATTGCCGTGGGGATCTGACCAGCATGAGCGGAAACACAGTGTTGACGCCCGCTGAAATCAAGCGCGCCGAGTTCCGCCAGCGGCTGTTCGAGTCGCACGGCTGGGACGAGCAGCGCGCCCGCGCCTGGGTGCTGAAGCTGGCCGCGCGTGACCTTGAGCGCGACGACCGCCGGCTATGCGTGGAGTGCAAGCACCTGACCAGCAAGTGGGGGTGCGTGCAGGGCGGCGCGGTGGTTGCCGATGCGCTGCAGCGGTGCCCGTCATTCGAGTGGGAGAAGCCTTGAGCCAGTTGATCAAGTACGACGCCGCGTGCCGCGCCATTGCCGAATGCAAGGCCGTGGACGAGGTGAAGGGGTGGGCCGACAAGGCTGCGGCGATGCAGGCGTATGGCCGCATGGCCAAGGACAAGACTCTGGAAGTCGACGCCGCCGAGATCCGCATTCGCGCCGAGCGCCGCCTCGGCCAGATGCTGGCGGACCAGAAGGCGGCCGGCGGCTTGAACCGCGGCGCCCAGCTCAAGGGCACGACGGACGGCAAATCCTCGGTGGTCGTCACCGACGACCGCCGAGAAAAGCCGACGTTGGCCGACGCTGGCATCAGCAAAGACCTGTCCAGCCGGGCGCAGAAGCTGGCGGCCGTGCCCGACGCAGAGTTCGAGGCCGAGGTCGGCGAGTGGCGCGACCGCGTGCAGGCCGAGGGCGCCCGGGTGTCGGCGCGGCTTGAGAAGGCCGGGCAGCGCGAAATGGACAAGCGGCAGGCCGATCCCGAGCCGTGGGACGACGAGGGCGCCCCGTCCATCGAAGAACTGATGGCGACGGAGAAGGCCGCGGCCGATGACCTGGCGGCGATGACGCAGATCATCGAGGCCGATGACAAGCTGGCCGAGGCGCGGTCGATCATCAAGCGGCAGCAGGCCGTGATCGACCAGCTGCAGTGGCGGGTTAACGGCTTGGTCAACGAGAACGCCGAACTGATCCGCATGGTCAAGAGCCTGCGGCGTCGGGCGGAGAAGGACGCCGCATGAGCTTTCCGGCGCCCCGCGAGTTCCAGAGCCGCGCGCACGAGGCGCTGCGCGATGGTGTGCGCGCGGGGCACCACTGCCAGGTGTTGATGGCCGCCACGGGCGCCGGCAAGACGTACCTGGGCCTGCGCCTGGCGCACGAGGCCGTCGAGCGGGGCCGGCGCGCGGTGTTCGTCTGCGACCGCACGACGCTGATCGACCAGACCAGCCGCACGGCTGACCGTTACGGGCTGACTGACCACGGCGTGGTGCAGGCCGACCACTGGCGGGCCAAGCCGCACGCCCCGCTGCAGATCGCCAGCGTGCAGACCCTGGCCCGCCGGCAGTGGCCGATGGCCGACGTGGTGATCGTGGACGAGTGCCACACGCAGCACAGCGCCTGGGTGGAGCACATCCAGCGCACGAAGGCGGTCGTGGTCGGCCTGTCTGCGACGCCGTTCTCGCCCGGCCTGGGCAAGCTGTTCAGCCGCGTGGTCAATGCCGCGACGATGCACGATTTGACGAGGGCCGGCGTGCTGGTGCCGATGCGCGTGCTGTCCTGCAAGCGTCCGGACATGACCGGCGCGAAGACGAACAGCCGCGGCGAGTGGGACGAGCGCGAGGTCGAGAAGCGCGGCATGGGCCTGATCGGCGACGTGGTGACGGAGTGGATCAAGCACGGCGAGGGCCGAAAGACGATCTGCTTCGGCGCCACCATCGCGCACTGCGAAGAGCTGTGCCGGCAGTTCGCGTCGGCCGGCGTGCTGGCCGCGGTGTTTTCGGCACACACGCCTGACAAGGAGCGCGCGAGCCTGCTGGACGAGTACCGCAAGCCCGACAGCGCGCTGCGCGTGCTGGTCAGCGTCGAGGCGCTGGCCAAGGGCTTCGACGTGCCGGATGTCGGCTGCGTGATCGACTGCCGTCCGCTGCGCAAGAGCCTGTCGACGGCCATCCAGATGTGGGGCCGCGGCCTGCGCGCCAGCCCCGAGACGGGCAAAACGGACTCCATCCTGCTCGACCACAGCGGCAACGTGCTGCGCTTTCGCGCCGACTTCGAGGACGTGTACTTCAACGGCCTGAACGACCTGGACACGGGCGAGAAGCTGGACCGCGAGGTCCGCAAGGAACCGCAGGAGAAGGAGCAGAAGCGGTGCCCGGTGTGCGGCTACAGCCCGTTTGCCGGCCGCTGCATGTCGTGCGGCCACGAGGCGCGCAAGGCGTCGGACATCGAGCACGAGGCCGGCGAGATGGCCGAGGTGGTCATGCTCAACGGCAAGCGCATGGGCGACAACCCGGCGCACGTGTGGGCGCAGGTGGCCAGCTACGCGCGCACATTCAGCAAGCCCGAGAAGCAGCAGTGGCGCGCGGCGTACCTGTACCGGGACATCACCGGCACGATGCCGCCGCGCGGCTGGAAGGTCGAGACGACGCCGTTTGTCGAGGTCAGCCGGCCGGTGCTGAACAAGATCCAGGCGAGCAACATCGCCTGGAAGAAGGCGAGGGCGGCGGCATGATGTTCGACGCCTTCTGCCGCGCGCACGGCCTGCTGGTCGACGGCATCGAGGCCGGGCGCTGGGTGCGGGTGCCGACCGAGGATCACCCGCGCACCCGCAACGGCGCCTACAAGTACCTGGGCGACGTGGGCTTCGTCCAGAATCACGCCACGATGACCGAGGTCGCCGTGTGGCGGCCCGAGGCCGACGAGGTGCGGCCGGTGGACGTGGCGCGCATCCGGCGCGAGGCCGAGGCGTACCAGCAGCGTGTGCGCGATGGCTGGCAGCGCGCAGCGGTCAAGGCGGCCGAGATGGTGCGCCAGTCGCGCCCGGCCGAACACGACTATCTGCACCTCAAGGGCCTGGGCGACGAGCGCGGCCTGGTGCACCAGGACGGCTCGCTGCTGGTGCCCATGCGGCACTGGCGCACGAATGCGCTGGTCGGCCTGCAGGTGATCCGCTGGGACGGCGACGCGCGCAAGTGGGACAAGCGGATGCTGCCCGGCATGCGCGCCAAGGGCGCCACGCTGCGCCTGGGGCCGCCCCGCGCGCCGCGTCTGTGGCTGGTCGAGGGCTACGCCACTGGCCTGTCCGTGCTGGCCGCGCTGCGCGCCGTCCGGTCGCGCGATGCCGTGCTGATATGCTTCAGCGTCGGCAACCTGACGCACGTGTCGAGCGTGCTGGGCGGCGAGCAGGCGGTGTTTGCCGATCACGACGCCAGTGGCGCCGGCCAGGCCGCGGCCAGGGCCACGGGCGCGCGCTGGTGCATGAGTGACGTGGTGGGCAACGACGCGAACGACGATCACATGCAGTTCGGGCTGTTCAGCGTCGCCAAAAAAATCATGGAGGTGCGGAGGCAATGCAAGCCATGAAGAAGTGTTGGAAATGCGGTTGCGAAAAGCCGCTTGAAGCTTTTGGCCGAGACGCCAGGAGGCATGACGGGAAGAACCCGAAGTGCAAGGCTTGCGTCAATCTCGCGTCAGCTGAGTATCGCCAAGCGAATCCCGAGAAGCGGCGCGAGATATGCGCCCAATATCGCAAGAACAACGCGGAAAAATGCCAGGCGGCCTATCAAGCCTGGTACTCCAAGGACAAAGAAGCGACGCGCGCGAAAAAGCGTGAGTACGACGCCGCCAACCCTGAGCAGTCACGCGCCCGGCGGGCGAAGTGGCGCAGCGAAAACAGGGCCGTCATTGCCGAGATAGGGCGCTCGCGCAAGTCAGCGAAGGGCGCCCATACGGCTGCAGATATTCGCAGGCTGCAGGAGATGCAGCGCGGCAAGTGCGCCCACTGTGCGGTTTCGCTTGAGGCGGCCGGCTATCACGTCGATCACGTCATCCCTCTGAAGCTGGGCGGGACGAATGGCGCCGACAACATCCAACTGCTGTGCCCGCCTTGCAACTTGAGCAAGGGTGCCAAGCACCCGATTGAGTTCGCGCAAGAAGCGGGGCGCTTGCTGTGAGCAACGACATGCACAAGCGGGCCGGCGTGTTCGCGGTAGCGAAGTTGATGGTGGGGGCGGCAATCGTGTCTGGGTAGAGATGGCTCGATGTCTTGCGTGGGCGGGCACCTTTACACCAGCGCGCAGGGCACGACAGCCGACTGGGGGGAGATGCGGAAGGACGGCACACGAGGGCGGCGAAGCTAGCACCCTTGGCATCGAAAAGGCTGGCGGGTCGTAGCGGCTCCATACGGGATCGATACGTGAAGGTCTGGCCCCTCGCTGGGGAGGCTAGGTCTTCGCTCACCACCGGGATCAGGCAGCAGGGAAGAGTTGAACAGTCAGACAGATTTATCATCAATCAAGAAGCCGGAAGCCGGAAGCCGGAATTGCGCCCGGCGTTTTCGCGTCGACCGGCGCGTGCAGGAGTCGTTGAATGCCTCAGTCGAGTGAAACACGCTGCCACGGCCGCACCGGCATGACTGACGCAGAGCGCACGCCGTGGTTTCGGTGCGGCATCGACGACCCGGAGCGCCCCGGGCTCTACGAGATCGGCGTCCCCCGGGCCGACGGCAGATGCCCGGAGCTCTGCATGGGGCGCTGGACCGGCCGACGCTGGGTCGCCGCCGGCTCGGTGACGCCATCGCAGGGTTGGGGTGATTGCTGGCGTGGGCTGCTCGCGCCGCAGGCGGTGCCCGCATGACCGCGGCGACCGTCACCCTGCTGGACGGCGCCACGGCGCCCAGCGACTCCGAGGCCTGGCGCCACGAGTGCGAGGCCCGCGCCATCGCTGCGCTGCCAACGCTCGCCGCTCGCCGCGCGTGGCTGGCCGCAATCGCCAAGCGCCGCGGCGACCCAGCCGCAGACCGGCTACGCGCCACGATCGCCGCAATCTGGGCGCAGAGGACGCCGCAGGAGCGGTGGGCTACCCCCCACGTTGGAGGCCCCCAATGAGCAGCATGCAGCGCAACAAGGGCCAGGCCGGCGAGCGGGAGCTTGCTGCGCTGATCCACGACCTGACCGGTTGGGACGCACGCCGCCGCGTCAGGCAGCACGACGGCGACAGCGACATCGAGGGCGTGCCCGGATGGTCGGTCGAGTGCAAGCGCCACAGGCGTGCCCAGCGTGGCGATATCCGCGCATGGTGGGCGCAGGCGGTGGAGCAGGCCGAGCGGGCGAAGGCGCTGCCGGTGCTCTTCTTCCGTCAGGACCGCGACGAGTGGCGGGCGGTGTGGCCGGTGTCGGTGCAGCTCACGCACCAGCGCGCGGAGATGTGGACCGACTACGGCTGGACGGTCGAGGGGTCGGTTCAGGCGTGGGCGGCGGTGGCGAGGGAGGTGCAGGGGTGAGCGGGAAGCATAAGCATGGGAACCTGCGCAGCCGAATTGTCGGCGAAGGCGTGGAAGCGCCTGACCAACTGCTGGCCAATCCGCTGAACTGGCGCACGCACCCGAAAGAGCAGGTCGACGCGCTTGAAGGGCTGCTGCGCGAGGTCGGCTGGGTGCAGCGCGTGATCGTCAACCGCACCACTGGGCACATCGTCGACGGGCACGCTCGGGTCGAGCTGGCGCTGCGCCGCAGCGAGTCGGCCGTGCCGGTGCTGTACGTCGAGCTGACCGAGGCCGAGGAACGGCTGGTGTTGGCGGCGCTGGACCCCATTGGCGGGCTGGCCGGGAAGGATGCGGCAGTGCTCGACGAACTGCTGCAGGGCGTGCACACCGAAGACCCCGCGTTGCAGGAGCTGCTCGACAGCTTGGCCGGAGAGAGCGCATCAATCGGCGGCACCGATGGCCTGACAGACCCGGACGATGCGCCCGAAGTACAGGCCGAGCCGGTGACGAAGCCAGGCGATGTGTGGGTGATGGGGGCGCATCGGCTGCTGTGTGGCGACAGCACGCGCATCGACGAGATGGAGCGTCTGTGCGCGGGGCAGCTCGTGGACATGTGGCTGACGGACCCGCCGTACAACGTGGCCTACCAAGGCGGCACCAAGGACAAGCTGACCATCAAGAACGACTCGATGGGGGATGGCCAGTTCCGGCAGTTCCTGCGAGACGCCTACGTGGCGGCCGACGCGGTGATGAAGCCTGGCGCCGTCTTCTACATCTGGCACGCGGATTCGGAAGGCTACAACTTCCGTGGCGCTGCTATCGACGCAGGATGGCAGGTTCGGCAGTGCCTGGTCTGGAAGAAGCAGACGCTTGTCATGGGGCGTCAGGACTACCATTGGCGCCACGAGCCATGCTTGTACGGCTGGAAGGACGGCTCCGGCCATCTGTGGGCGAGCGACCGCAAGCAGACGACCATCCTCGAGTTCGACCGGCCAAGTCGAAACGCCGAGCACCCGACGATGAAGCCGGTGGCGCTGTTCGAGTACCAGATGTTGAACAACACCAAGGGCGGTGACATCGTGCTGGACAGCTTTGGCGGCAGTGGCACGACGCTGATCGCGGCCGAGAAGAACGGCCGCCTCGCACGCCTGATGGAGCTGGACCCGCGCTACTGCGACGTCACCGTCCGCCGCTGGCAATCCTTCACCGGCCAGGCCGCGACGCTGGAAGGTGACGGCCGGACGTTCGATGAGGTCGAGGCCGAGCGCGGCACTGTGGAGGCTTGAGCATGGGCAACAGCAACCGCAACAGCGCCGCCAAGGCCGTGCACATCCAGCGCGTCGCGCAGGCGCTGGAGCTGCGCCGGGCGGGCAAGAGCTACCCGGAGATCGGCGCCGCGCTTGGCGTTGCAAAGTCGCATGCGCATCGGCTGGTGGCCGAGGGCATGGAAGAGGCGCGCGAGCAGGTGACCACGGAGGCGCTGCAGCTTCGCGCGGAAGAGGTCAGCCGGCTCGACGCCATGCTGCAGGGCTTGTGGCCAGCGGCACGCAAGGGCGGCGTGACTGCCGTTGATCGGGTGCTGAAGATCATGGAGCGCCGGGCGCGACTGCTGGGGCTGGATTCCCCGACCAGATCCGCAATTGAAGGCGGGCTGGTTGTCATGCAACTCAGCAAGGAAGACGCCGCGCTGTGACGTTCTCGCTGACCGAGAAGCAGCAGGAGGCGCAGCAGGTGCTGGCCGGGCCGGCGACTCACCTCATGCTGTTCGGCGGCTCGCGCAGCGGCAAGACCTTCTTGCTGACGCGCAACGTCATCATGCGCGCCCTGAAGGCGCCGGCCAGCCGGCACTGCATCTTCCGGTTCCGGCTGTCGCACCTCGTCGCATCCATCGTGCTGGACACCTTCCCGAAGGTCATGCGCGCCGCGTTCCCGGGCGTCGACTACGAACTGCACAAGATCGACGGGTACTGGTCGCTGCCTGGCGGGTCACAAGTCTGGTTTGCGGGCCTGGACGATAAGGACCGCACCGAGAAGATTCTTGGCCAAGAGTTCGCCACGCTGTACTTCAACGAGTGCTCGCAGATCCCGGTCGGCAGCGTGGACACCGCACTGACCCGGCTTGCGCAGCGTGCGCCGGTTCACATTGACGGCAAGGCCGGCGAGCTGCTGAAACTGCGCGCCTACTACGACTGCAACCCGCCGAACAAGGCGCACTGGACCTATCGGCGCTTCGTCCAGAAGATCGACCCGGACACCAAGCAGGCGCTGCCGCGGCCCGACGACTACGCCAGCGTCCAGATCAACCCGAAGGACAACGCCGCGAACCTGTCGCCCGAGTACCTGGCGCAGCTTGAGAGCATGCCGGCGCGGATGCGGGCGCGCTTTCTGGAGGGCCGCTTTGCCGACGCCAACCCGTCCGCGCTGTTTCCTGACGAGCACATCGAGCGATGGCGCGTACTGGACGGCGCGCTGCCGACGCTGACGCGCGTCGTCGTGGCCGTCGACCCGTCAGGCGCGGACGATGCCGACAACGCCGACCAGGACGAGATCGGCATCGTGGTCGTCGGCCTCGGCACCGATGGCGCGGCCTACGTGCTTGAGGACTGCACCGTCAAGGCCGGGCCTGGAACATGGGGGCGTGTGGCCGTGTCCGCGTTTGACCGGCACAGCGCCGATTGCGTGGTCGGTGAGGTCAACTACGGCGGGGCGATGGTGCAGCAGACCATTCAGGTCGCCAGGCCGCGCACGCCGTTCCGCAAGGTGTCGGCCAGTCGCGGCAAGCACGTCCGCGCCGAGCCGTTCTCGGCCCTGTACGAGCAGGGCAAGGTGCGACACGTCGGCATGTTCACGGCGCTGGAAGACGAGCTGGCCGCGTTCTCGACGTTCGGCTACACCGGCCCGCGCAGCCCGAACCGGGCCGACGCGCTGATCTGGGCGCTGGCCGAGCTGTTCCCGGCGATCACGGCGCCTGCGAAGGAGGCGAAGCCCGTCGACCCGCTGCCGATGGTCAGCCCGTTTGCGAGGGGTCGATGAAGACGAGATGGCTCGACCGGCGCATTGCATGGCCTGGGCCGTATTTGTGCTTGTGCTTGTCCGAGGCCGAGTATGTGCAGGCGCTTTCGCACCTGAAGCTGATCCCGGCTGACGACGTGTGGTGCCTAGAGGCTGGCGGGAAGACGCACTACGCCAGGAACGACAACGGCGAAGAGGTGTGCATCGTCTGCATCCGGCCTGGCCACGAGAACACGCCCGTCGAGATTGCAGGCGTGCTGATCCATGAGGCCGTGCACGTCTGGCAGCGCTACTGCCGGAGCATCGGCGAGACCGCGCCAGGCATTGAGCAGGAAGCCTACGGAATCCAGTTCATCGCGCAGGAGCTGCTGAGTGAATACGCGAGGAGGCTGAAAGATTGAATGCGTCAGCGCCCATGGCACATGGGAGGCGAAAGCCGTTTCATCCGGGGCAAGCTGCCGGTCCCCCGACGAATGTGCCAAACCGGCCCCTACGCCCGATAATGCGGGCGCCCGACCGGCCCCGCGCCGGCCCGCTGAGTACCGCGCAGCCAGCAGCGCACGACCCTGACAGGGACGCGCCATGGCACGCGAAAGCAAGGAAACCCGGCTAGCCCGCATTCACCGCGAGGCGCTGGAAGAGTTCGACGACATCTGGGCCGCGCTGCGTGACGAGCGCATGGCCGCCGTCGAGGACCGGCGCTTCTACTCCGTCGCCGGCCAGCAGTGGGACGGACCTGTCGGCGAGCAGTTCGCCAACCGGGCGCGCTTCGAGTTCAACAAGGTCCACCTCGCGCTGATCCGCATCTTCAACGAGTACCGCGCGAACCGCATCACCGTCGACTTCCAGCCGCAGGACGGCGACGACAACGACATGGCCGACACCTGCGACGGCCTGTACCGCGCCGACGAGCAGCGGTGCAGCGCCGACGAGGCATACGACAACGCCTTCGAGGAAGCGGTTGGCGGCGGCGTCGGCGCCTGGCGCCTGCGCGCCTGCTACGAAGACGAGGACGACGACGAGGACACGCGGCAGCGTGTTGTCATGGAGCCGATCTTCGACGCCGACACGTGCGTGTTCTTCGACCTGGGCGCCAAGCGGTACGACAAGGCCGACGCCGAGCGGTGCTATGTGCTCACGCCGATGCCGACGAAGGCGTATCGCAAGAAGTACGAAGACGACCCCATCGCTTGGCCGCGCGAGGCGCAGCCGTGGCTGTTCGACTGGACGACGGCCGACCTGACATGGATCTGCGAACACTACCGGATCGAAGAGGACTCCGATCTGGTGCGCTACTTCGTCGGGCTGGACGAGGAAGAGATGGCCGTCCCGCAGCGCGAGCTGGACGCCGACCCCGAGAAGCTGGACGAGCTGCTGGCCACGGGTTTCCGCGAGGTGCGCGAGAAGCGCGTAAAGCGCCGCAAGGTCATGAAGTACCTGATGAGCGGCGGCAAGATGCTGACCGAAGGCGAGGAAATCGCCGGCCGCCACATCCCCATCGTGCCGGTGTACGGCAAGCGGTGGGTGGTCGATGGCGTCGAGCGGTGCATGGGGCACGTGCGGCTGGCCAAGGATGCGCAGCGCCTGGTGAACATGCTGCTGTCCTGGCTGGGCGAGATGGCCGGGCGCTTCGACGTGGAGAAGCCGATCTTCACGCCCGAGCAAGTCGCCGGCCACGCCACCATGTGGGCGCGGGACAACGTGGACAAGTTCCCGTACCTTCTGGTCAACGCCATGACCGACCAGAACGGGCAGACGATGCCTGCCGGCCCGGTCGCCTACACCAAGGCTCCGAACATCCCGCCCGCAATGGCTGCCCTGGCGCAGATTGCCGAGCAGGCATTGACCGATCTGCTGGGCAACCAGCAGGCCGGCGAAGAGGTGCGGCCGAACATCAGCGGCAAGGCCGTTGAACTGATCCAGAACCGGCTGGACATGCAGGTGTTCATCTACATGAGCAACCTGGCCAAGAGCATGAAGCGGTGCGGCGAAATCTGGCTGTCGATGATGCGCGACATCGCCATCGAGCCCGAGCGCCGCATGAAGACCATCGGCGCGGACGGCAAAGCGTCGAGCGTGGTGCTGAACCGCCCCGTGTACGACGAAGAGACGGCGCGCGAAGAGGTCGAGAACGACATCAGCAAGGCCACGTTCGACGTGGTGGTCGATGTCGGCCCGTCCTCGAGCAGCAAGCGCGCGGCCACCGTGCGCGCCGTCACCGGCCTCATGGGCATGACGCAAGACCCGGAGACGCTGCAGGCGCTGTCGATGGTGGCGCTGTCCAACATCGAAGGCGAGGGCCTGTCCGACGTGCAGGAATGGGCGCGGCGCCGCGGCGTGCGCATGGGCATCGTCAAGCCGACCGAGGAAGAGCAGGCCGAGTTGGCTCAGGAGGCCGCCGGCCAGCAGCCCGACCCGCAGGCGCAGGCCCTGCTGTCGATGGCCGAGGAAGCCAGCGCCAATGCCCAGGCCGCCCGCGCGAAGACCGTGCAGACCGTGGCCGACGCGGACCTGAAGATCGCCCAGCGCGCCAAGGTGATGGCCGAGGCGATGAAGACGGCCACGGACGAGCAGATCGCCAGCGTGACCACGCTGCAGCAACTGCTGGACGGCGCAATGAATCAGCCTGGATCAGCGTGACGGAGCAACATCTTTGCGTTGAACGCCAAGATCGCGCACAATTCGCGCATCTGGAGGTGCCCGCATGGCCGTTGTGACTCTCGCTGACGCGCCGCGCATCACGCTGATGCCGGATCAGGTGGCGGCCCTTGGCCTGCCCGAGCGACCGACGCCCGGCACCACGTTCGTGCTGACCGCCCCCGTGGTCGTGGAGAGCACGTCCGCGCCCGGCCTGCGGCCCGAGGGCGACAGCTACGCGATGCGCCTGCGCCTGGACGGCACCATCCACATCAACACCGGAGCGTGAGCATGGCGGGTGACACGGCGACCATCGACGACGATCTGCAGGCTGGCGCGCAAGACGAGGCCGAGCAGCAGGCGCAGCAGGCCGACGAGCAAGCGGCCGACGCCGCGCCGCAGCCCGAAGGCGATGCCGATGGCGCCGAGGCCGCAGCCGGCGAGGGCGCAGCCAACGACGACGCCGATGCCGAGATGGTCGTCACGCTGGGAGACGAGCCCGCCGCCGACGCCGCGCAGGACAAGTCCGCGCCCGACTGGGTGCGCGATCTGCGCAAGGCGAACCGCGAGAAGGAGCGCCGCATCCGCGAGCTGGAGGCGCAGATCGCTTCCGCGCGCCCCGTGGCGCCGCAGGCCGTCGTCGTCGGCGAGAAGCCGACACTGGCCGATCACGACTTCGACGAGGACAAGTTCGCCGCCGCGCTGGAAGCGTGGCACGGCCGCAAGTTCGCCGCCGAGCAGCAGCAGCGCGCCGCCCAGCAGGCCGAAGAGCAGCAGCGGCAGCACTGGATGGCCCGCCTGGACGCCGTGACGAAGGCGGCCGGCACGCTGAAAGTGCCAGACGCCGAGGACGCGCACGCAGCCTTCGAGGACACGTTCAACGTCGTGCAACAGGGCATCATCATCGGCGCCCCCGACGACCCGAAGACCTCGGCTCTGCTGCGCTACGCGCTTGGCAAGAACCCCAAGAAGGCCCGCGAGCTGGCCGCGATCACCGACCCGGTGAAGTTCACTTTCGCCATCGCCAAGCTGGAGGGCCAATTGAAGGTGCAGCCGAAGAAGTCCGCTCCCCCGCCTGATCAGCGCGTCAGCAGCCCCGGCGCTGGCGTGTCCATCGTCCAGAACGGACGCCTCAAGCAACTGCACGAGCAGGCCCAGCGAACGGGCGATTACACGGCATACCTGGCAGCCAAGCGCGCTGCCCGCCAAGCAGCCTGACCAGGCCGCCCGGCGCCGCGACAGCGCGCCAAGGCTTCGCCCACCTGACGGGCAGTGTGTTCGGCATCCATCCGGCCGGCAAGCGGATGAGTCAAGAGCGCGGCGCAAGCCGCAAACGCGATTCATCCACTTCCATCTGGAGCAGCCATGCCCAACGCACTTGCCAAAGACCTCGAACTGATGTTCGAGGAAGTCGTCGAAGGTTTCGACGCCGCCTGTGTCATCAGCCGCGAGGCCGAGACTTCCTATCCCGATGCAACGACCATGCAACGGGCCGGCGACACGTTCTACAAGAAGCAGAACTACCACGCCGCGGTCGTCACCGGCCTCGACGTGTCCGGCTCGACGCGCACCGACGTGATCGAGCGCTTCGTGCCCACGGTGTACCGCACGCCGGACAACGTGATCTACGAACTCGACGCCAAGGAACTGCGCGACCCGCAGCACATGCAGCGCATGGGCAAGGCCGCGGCGATTCGTCTGGCGGCCGAAATCGATAAGAACATCTATGACGCCGTGCGCCTGAACGCCGCGATCATCGTCAAGAAGGTCGGCGCGCTGGCATGGTCCGACGGCGCCACTGCCGAGGCGCACATGATCGCCCGCGGCATCTCCGAAGGTGAGAAGAAGCTGTTCATGAACCCGCTCGATTACCTGTCGATCAGCGGCGACCTGGGCGGAAAAGCGTACATGAGCGACTGGTCGAAGGATGCCTACGCGCGCAGCCGCGTGCCGGACGTGGCGACCTTCAAGACCTTCCGCACCGACAACGTGAGCAACCTGGCCGCCATCGGCACGGTCACGGCGACCGTCGTCAGCGGCAACCAGTCGCACACCGTCAGCGCCATGACCGGAGACGTGCCGACTGACAACCGCTACGGTGCGCTGGTGGTGTCGGGCGCCAACATCGCCAACATTAAGAACGGCGATGCGTTCACGATCAGCGGCGTGAATGCCGTGCACATGATCGACAAGAGCGACACCGGCATCCCGATGACCTTCCGCGTCATCAGCGGCGGCGGCACGGCGAACCTGACGATCACGCCGAAGATCATCATCACCGGCCCGTACCAGAACTGCAGCGCGCAGGCGGCCAACACCGCCCCGCTGACGTTCCTGAACACGGCCACGAAGTCGGTTAATGCCTTCTGGCAGCAGGGCGCCGTCACGCTGGACTTCGGCCGGCTGAACTTCCCCGCCGGCACCGGCGCGGAAATCATGACCGCGACCACGAAGAACGGCGTCCCGCTGGTGATGGTGGCGCAGCTCAACGCGCAGACCGGCAAGCTGTTCGTGCGGAACACCACGCTGTACGCGGCGACGGTGCTCGACCCGGAGAAGTGCGGCCTGATCCTGGCGAACCAGGTCTGATCGTTGCAAGGGGCTTCGGGGTCGCTGGAAACGGCGGCCCCGCTTTTCAAGGGGAACCGGATGGACGATCAGACCTTCATGCTCGTGCGCGTGGGCAAAGAGTGGCAGCTCGAATCGGGCTGGTACGACCTCCGCGTGGTGCACACCAAGGACGACCTCGATGCAGCGCTGGCGGACGGGTGGTTCCTCGACCAGTACGCCGCCAAGGCCGCTCACGAGGCCGCCGCACTGGCTGCACAGCCTGCCGCTGCCGAGGTCGCTGGTGATGCCGGCGCGGCTGCTGCCGCTGTTCCCGCGGCCGACGCACCGCCGACGCGCGCCGAGCTGGAGCAGAAGGCCCGCGAACTGGGCGTGAGGTTCGACGGCCGCGTTAGCGACAAGACGTTGGCGCAGCGCATCGCCGACAAGCTGGCCGAAGTGGCTGCGTGACGCCATGTGGACCAAGCGCGACCTGATCCGTGAGGCGTTCGCCGAGCTGGCGCTGGCCGGCTACGAGTTCGACATCACGCCGGACGAGGAACAGGGCGCGCTGCGCCGCCTGGACGCCATGCTGGCCACGTGGGAGGCGCGCGGCGTGCGCGTCGGCTACGCCTTCCCGACTGGCCCGAACGACAGCGACCCGGACACCGATAGCGGCCTGCCCGATCACGCTGTGGAGACGGTCGCGCTGAACCTGGCTGTGCGCATGGCCGCCAGCTACGGCAAGGCGCTGCAGCCGTCCACGCTGGCCAATGCGCGCCAGGGCTACGAAACGCTGCTGTGGCATGCCGCCCGGCCGCCCGCGCAGCAACTGCCGTCGTCCATGCCGCTGGGCGCCGGCAACCGGCAGCGCGCCGGCTATCGCGCCTTCTTCCCGCCACCGGACACCTCGCCGCTGCAGCAGGGCGAGGGCCAGTCCCTCGACATCTTGCAGGAGTGATCCGGCATGGCCATCGAACGACTCAACACCGGCACGCCCACGGGCGCGTGCCAGGTGCCCTTCTACGACCCCACGCAGGGCCAGGACCGCAAGGCATCGCTGCTGGACGTGGCCGGCGTGGTGCAAGAACTGCTCGGCGCGGCTGACGACTTCATCAGCGCCTACGACACGCCAGGCACCGGCAACTCCGTCGCCGTCGCGCCGTTCCAGGCCGGCGGATCGGTGTTCCTGCTGCTGACGCCTGTCACCTCGCTGGCCGCGCTGACGGTGCAGATGCCGCTGAAGGGCCTCGCGCAGCACGGGCAGGAGGTGCTTGTGCACACCACGCAGGCCATCACGGCGCTGACCGTCGATGGCAACGGCGCCGGCCTGTCCGGTGCGCCGACCACCCTGGCATCGGGCGGCTTCTTCAGGCTGCGCTTCGATGCTGTCAACGAGGCTTGGTATCGGGTCGGCTGACCCGCAAGGAGACGACCCATGGCACTGAAAACCGGCGCGGCGGTGCGCCTGATCCAGCCCGAACTGCGCGGCGAGATCGTCGAGCGCCGCATCAACCCCGAGAGCGACGAGCTGGAACTGCTCGTCGAGTGGCAGGAGGACGGCCAGCCCGTCCGCCGCTGGATCGACGCCGATCGCGTCGAGGAGGTCGCAGCATGAATGCCCGTCAGCACATGATCGACGCCATCCGCAGCATGGGCGCGCGCATGGCCGCCACGTCGACCGGCCACGGCGTCGAGCGCGCGCCGGCCACGGCACGCACCGATGCCGTGTACGCGCACGGCGCCGCCCAGGTCGAGCAGGCTCTCGCCTCGGGCGTGTACCTGGCCGACTTCTGGATGCCGCACGCGCACCGCATCGACGAGGTGCAGGCACTGCGCGCCCGCCTTGCCGAGATCACCGCCACGTCGCCGCTGCGCCGCCTGCACGGCGACGAGGCCGATGCCATCCGGCTGCGACTGGCCCTCATCCCGCACGAGCTGGTGTGGTCCGACACGATCCACAACCTCGTGACCACCGAGGGCAAGAACGCGGCGCTGACGCACATGCTCAAGGGCAGCAGCTACACCGCGTCGCAGGCGCTGGGTCTGATCGAGGACACCGGCTACAGCGCGGTCAGTGCCACGAACACCGCGGCCAACATCACCGCGTCCGGCGGCGGCTCGCCGGCCAACGGGTGGAACGAAGCGCCGGTCGGCACTGTCGCCACGCGCGGCACGCCCAGCTTCGGCACGGCCGGCAGCGGCCAGCTCGCTACGTCGTCGGCGGTGAGCTTCAGCACGCTGGCCACCGACACCATCAAGGGCGCTTTCCTGCTGATCCGCTCGTCGGCCGGCGTCGCGCCGACGACGACGGTGGGCAACACCTCGGGCGCGCTGTACTCGGCGGGCCTGTTCTCGGGCGGCGACCAGGCGGTGACGGCCTCGGGCACGCTCAACGTGACCTACACCGCGGGGCTCTGATCATGGCTTACGCAGACATCTACAACGCAGCCACCGATCCCAACTGGCAGGGGCGGTGCCTCGTCGCCGTGTGGAAAGCCGCGCAGGACATATTGTCCGAAGACCCCGGCACGCAGGACCACCAGCGGCGCAAAGCGTGGGCGGTCAATGTGCTGCGGGACGGCGCGGCCATCACGCCGAAGCAGCTCGCCATGCAAGTGCTGCGCAACGAGACCATTGCAGCGAACCCGGGTGCGGCATCCGACAGCGACCTGCAGTTCCAGGTGAACAGCATCGTTGCCGACCTCTTGACCATCGGGTGACGCCATGGCCGTCAAATGGAAGATGGCATCGTCGGCGACGACGGTGATCAGCCTCGCCGCGTCGCTGGCCAACGGCGGCAACACGCACTCAGGTCACAGCGGCATCACGCAGACAGCGCTGGACAACTCGACCGACAAGTACCCGCACTGCAAGTTCGTGCTGAACGTGCCCGAGACGTTCGCGGCTGCGCCTTCTTCGGGCGCCTATTTCGATGTCTGGATGACCGAGAACGACATCGACGGCACCAGTGACGAGACGCCGGTTCCAGGGGCCACAGACATTCAGGATCTGGCCCGCTGGATCGGCACGATTCGCGTGGACAACCAAGATGTCGCCCAACTGAAGCCGCTGGTCGTTCACAACATCCTTGCGGGTGTCTCTGCGGCCCTGTTCTACGTCCGCAACCAGACCGGGCAGGCGACGACGTACAGCTCGACACCGCTGACCCTGAAGGCCCAGCCCTTCACCTACGAAGACGCCTAAGCCGTGGCCCTGCGCGAGCTACTGCTGCCGTGGGACGCGCAGCCGCAGGAGGCGGTTCGTCCATCGGACCAATTCGATGGACTATCGACTCTTGTCACGCTGTGGGGTCTGCGCGATGCCGCCCGCTCCGAATCGGTTGCAGTAACAGGGACACGCCTGACGGTCACGCGCTGGGGGTTGGCGCGCGGTTTTGGATCAACGCTGGGCGGTGGCACAACAGACCGAGTACAGACATCTGCGACGGCCAGGCAGAGACAGACATTTGTAGTCGTTGGGGTTCGCAACGGGCCGGGCGGTGGGGGCTACGGTCGCTATTTTCAGTCGGGGACGACTGGGATTGCGCCGTGTGAGGTGTTATTCAACAGCAATGAAGGAACCACCGTTTTCCAGCGTTTGTCCGGTAATATTGCGCGGTTTACGTGGGCATACCCCGACATCGGCGTTCCGTTCTGCACCGTCATTAGTTACGACGCGAGCGCCGCCGGATGGAAGCCCACTGTTGCGACAAATGGCGTTGCGCAGTCGGTCACGCCAACGAGTCCTCCAACATCGGCTGGCGGCAATGTTACGGGCGCAATCATTGTCGGCAATCGGGAGGCTGGCGACCGTGTATGGGATGGGCACTGGCTGCTATTCGCGGAGATTGACAGAGCGTGCTCACGGAGTGAGTGCATTGATCTATCGGCCAACCCCTGGCAGCTCTTCGAGCCCCGCCGCATTTTCGTGCCGGTGTCGGTGGGTGGCGGCGGCTCCTGGTCCGTCAGCCTCACCGAATCCGCCAGCGCCAGCGACAGCCTTGGCGCCGCCACCACGGCCCTGGTCAGCCTGATCGAATCGGCCAGCGCCGCCGACATCATCACCGCGGCCACCATCGCCGCCGTCGCGCTGACCGAGGCTGCCAGCGCCAGCGACACGCAGACGGCCAGCTACTCGGTCACGGGCAGCGGCAGCGTCACCGAGTCGGCATCGGCCACCGACACGCTCGACGCCGCAAACACCATGCTGCGGGCGCTGACGGAGACGGCCAGCGCGGATGACCAGCTCGCAGCGGCAACGACGATGCTGCGCGCGATCAGTGAGAGCGCCAGCGCCAGCGACGACGCATCGGCGAGCTACACGGCGGCCGGTGCTGCGGCCATTACCGAGACGGCCAGCGCGACCGATGCGCTCACCGCCGCGGCGACGCTGCTGGTGACGATCCTCGAGGCCGGCAGCGCCACCGACGCGCTGGCCGCGGCGACGACGATGGTGCGCGCCATCACCGAGCAGGCGGTGGCGGCTGACGAGGTGGCGGCATCGCAGCCAATCATCGCGTCGGTTTCGATCACCGAGCTGGCGACCGCCATCGACGTGCTGATCGGCGAGCTGGCGGGCGGGGCGTGGGTGGCCGGTGACGGCCTGATGTCGAAGCCGCGCATCGGCATGGCGCGCAACGGCGACCTGTACTCGCTGGTGCTGGACGACGACGGCGTCCCGGTCGCCTGCAAGCGCATGGGCACGTCGCGCCTGCTCAAGCTGCGCGCACTGCCTGGCGGCAACCAGGCGCAGGTGATGGTCGAGACGGGCGTCGTGCTCGTCGTGCTGTAGGGGCAACGCATGCAAGTGGCCATCCTGTCGGGCATCTATGCCGAGGGCGCGTCGCCCGACTTCCGCACCAGCTATCCGCGCAACCTCGTTCCGGTGCCCAAGGAGACGGGCATCAGCGGCGGCTACTTGCGGCCGGCTGACGGCATCGCCGACGCCGGTAGCGGCCCCGGCATCTGCCGCGGCGGGATCAACTGGAACGGCGCGCTGTACCGTGTGCTGGGCACCAAGCTCTGCCGCGTCGGTGCTGACGGCCTCGTCACCGATCTGGGCGACGTGGGCAGCGGCGGGCAGGTGACGCTGGATTACAGCTTCGACCGCCTGGCCGTCGCGTCGGGCGGCCGGCTGTACTACTGGGACGGCGCCACGCTGATGCAGGTGACAGACCCCGACCTGGGCACGGTGGTCGACATGCAGTACATCAGCGGGTACTTCATGACGACGGACGGCGAAAACCTCGTTGTCACCGAGCTGGCCGACCCGACGCAGGTGGACCCGCTGAAGTACGGCAGCGCCGAGGTGGACCCAGACCCCATCGTCGCCATCGACGAGCTGCGAACGGAAGCCTACGCCTTCGGCCGCTACAGCATCGAGGTGTTCCAGAACGTCGGCGGCACCGGCTTTCCGTTCCGGCGCATCGACGGCGCGCAGGTGATGAAAGGCGTGGTCGGCACGCACGCCTACAACGCGCTGCAGGACACCTTCGTTTTCGTCGGCTCGGGCCGCGGCGAGGCGCCGGGCGTCTACCAGATGGTGCCCGGCAACGTGGCCAAGGTCAGCACGCGCGAAGTGGACGAGATCCTGGCCGGCTTCACTGAGGCGCAGCTTTCTGTGACGGCGGTCGAGACGCGCGTCGACAAGCACCATCAGCACGTGCTGATCCATCTTCCCGACCGCTGCATCGTCTACGACGCCATGGCCAGCAAGACGATGGGCGTGCCGGTGTGGTTCGTGCTCGACTCGGGCCTGCTGCACCCGTCCACGTACCGGGCGCGGCACTTCGTCTGGTGCTATGACCGCTGGAACGTGGCCGATCCGCTGTCCGCGCGCCTTGGCCGCATGACGACCGACGTGTCGACGCACTACGGCGCCGAAATCGGCTGGGAGTTCGGCACGGCCGTGATGTACGCCGAGGGCCTGGGCGCCATCGTCCACGACATCGAACTCGTCACGCTGCCCGGCCGTGTGTCGCTGGGCATGTACCCCGTGGTGTGGACGAGCCACAGTGACGACGGCGCCACGTGGAGCCAGGAGCGGCCGACGCCGGCCGGGCGGCAGGGGCAGCGCGCCAAGCGCATCGCCTGGCGCCGGCAGGGGCAGTTGCGCCACTGGCGCGTGCAGCGATTCCGCGGCACGTCGGACGCGCATCTGTCGGTGGTGCGGCTCGAGGTGCAGATCGAGCCGCTGAACACGAAGGCAGGCCGTGGCTGATCTGCAGTCGCGCCGGCTCACGCGCGATCAGGTCGCCGCCGCGGTCGGCCTGAACCCGCGCGCCATCCGGCTGATTGAGGCGCTGGGTGACGACATCGGGCTGCTGCAGCAGCTCATCCAGCAGATCCAGGACGACCTGGCGGCCATCGGCACGCCGGGCGACTTCAGCAGCGACGCGGCGACGGCCATCGTCAACGAGCTGGTGCTGTTCGCCGACACCAGCGGCAAGCTGGGCAAGCGCGCCACCGGCAGCGGCTACGCCAAGCTGTCGGCGGGCGTGCTGGGCCTGCTGACGGTGGCGCAGGCCAGGGCCGACCTGGGCGAGAAGGTCTTCACCCTGACCGATGCGGCGACCATCGTCGTGGATGCCTCGCTCGGCAACAACTTCCGCGTGGTGCTGGGCGGCAATCGCACGCTCGGCAATCCGGTCGGACTGATCGACGGGCAGGTGATCAACTTCCGCATCAAGCAGGACGGCACCGGCGGCCACACGCTGGCGTTCGGCAGCATGTACACCTTCCCGAGCAGCGTCGCGCCCGTCATCAGTACGGCAGCCAACGCGCTGGACTTCCTGTCCTGCCAGTACGACGCAGCAGAGGGCACGCTGATCTGCGTGATGAACAAGGCCTTCGGGGTGCCGCCTTGATCGTCGGCCCCACGTTCTTCAGCAGCCCAGCGCTTGCGGAGGACGAAAGCGCCGGGCTGTGGGACTCGCTGACCCAGACCGGAACATGGGCGCTTTCCGAGGGCGACAAGCGGGCAAACGTGACGGCGTGGGGCGGCATCGCGTCGGTGCTCGGTGTCGGAGGCCGATCGAGCGGCAAGCGCTACTTCGAGATCGAACTGATCAGTGTCGCCAACTACGGCACCTTAGTGCGCCACGATTTCGGACTGACCCGCCACGCCCCCGTGCCGAACGGCACCAGCGGTGTCGAAGAAGGCGGCGGGTATCGCCGCGGCGGCGCCATCTTCATTGAGTTGATCAACGTCGGAACCGTGTCGCAAGCATTTGCCGGCGACGTCATCGGCGTGGCGGCCAATCTCGACACCGGCGCACTGTGGTTCGCGCTGAATGGGGTGTGGACGCAGGGCGACCCAGGGGCCGGCACGTCGCCCGAAGGCTACACGGTAGCTGGCCACACGTATCGGCCATTCGCGTCAGCAGAAAGCCCGGTGACAACCGATGTGCGGCTGCGCGCGCTCAACGCCGACTTCGTGTATCCGGTGCCCGCTGGATTCTCCAGCTGGGCCACGCCTTGATGACGCGCACGCGCAGCGCCCCTACAATCCGCGCACCGACCGGGCGACATGCCCGGCCCGCTGAGACGTTGAGCCGCCAGCAGCTCGCAACCCACACGGGTGGAGAGCATGGCGGCTTGGTCCTACGACGATCCGGCGAGTTTCTGGCAGGCTGACCTGAGCCCCGCTGAACTGCAGGCGATGATGGCCCAGTGGAATGGGCAAACGCCCGGCGGACGCAGCTTCATCAACGGCTACGGCCTGTCGCGCGGTATGGACCGCGGGCCCATGGGCGACGCTCAGGATGTGCCGCCGCAGGAAGTCGTCGGCACCGGGTTCATCTCGCGCCCGCTGAACGACGGCACCGACTACTACGACGTTTGGGGAGAGGACGGCCGCTATCAGGGCCGGCTCCGCGATGAGTCGTCGACCGTCAACTTTCGCAACTTCCTGGCGGCGGTGGCTGGCGTCTATGGCGTTGGGGCGTATGCAGGGGCTGCGGGCGCCGCTGGCGCCGGCGGGGCTGCTGGTAGCGGCGCGGCCGGAATGACCACTGCTGAACAGGTCGCCATGATGGCCGCCAACGGCATGACCGATGCGCAGATTGCCGCCGCACTTGGCACGCATGGCGCGCAGGCCGCCGGATTGACCGGCGTCGGTGGCGGCGCCGCAGCAGCCGGCGCTGGTGCGGCTGGTGCTGGCGCTGCAGCCGGCGGAGCCGGGGCAGCAGGAGCAGCGGCCCCCGCAGCCGGTGGCGCTGGTGCCGCGACCGGCTTGGCCGGCGCCGCCAAGACCGCCCTTCCGTGGGTCAGTGCCGCGACCCAGCTATACGGCACCTACGCGCAGGGCAAGGCCGCGCAGGACGCCGCAGACGCCCAGCGGGACGCCGCGCAGCAGGGCATCGGTGAGCAGCGTCGGCAGTTCGACCTCGTGCAGTCGCTGCTGGCACCCTACGCGCAGGCCGGCACCAAGGCCATCGGCGCGCAGGCTGACCTAGCCGGGCTGAACGGACCCGACGCGCAGCGTGCGGCAATCACCGCGCTGGAAAGCTCGCCGCAGATGGCCGCGCTAACCAAGCAGGGCGAGACGGCCATCCTGCAGAACGCATCGGCTACGGGCGGGCTGCGCGGCGGCAACGTGCAGGGCGCGCTGGCGACCTTCCGACCGCAGATGCTGTCGGCGTTGATCGAACAGCAGTACGGCCGGCTGGGCGGGCTGACCAGCATCGGCCAGAACGCGGCGGCCGGCACGGGCAATGCGGGCATGGCGACGGGCAACAACGTGACGCAGCTTCTCGGCCAGATCGGCGCATCGCAGGCCGGCGGCGCGCTGGCGCATGGCGCGACGAACGCCGGCTATGCCGCAGCCATCGCGCAACTGGCTGGCATGTTCAGCGGGCTCGGGCAGCAAGGCCCCGGCGGCACGCCGCCCATCGCACCGACCACGCGCGGGGGTTTCTGACCATGCAGCCCATCGACTACATGACCCAAGTGCGTCAGCCCTTCCAGGCGGCGCTCCAGGGCTACGCGCAAGGCGCGGCGATCCGCGACGACCAGCAGCAGCAGGCGGCCCTGGCGCTGCAGGCGCAGCAGCAACAGCAGGCGCTGCTGGCCCAGCAGCAGATGCTGGCAGAGGTCGACGCCATCTCGCGCAACCCCGCGGCGACGGCCAAGGACTACGCCGCGCTGACCATGCGCTACCCGCAACTGCGCGAGCAGGCGAAACAAGCGTGGGAGATGGTCGGCAACGAGCGCCGCGCCGGGGTGCAGGAGATGCTGACGCGCGCCTACGCGGCCACCAGCAGCGGGAGGCCCGACATCGCGCAGAACATCCTGCGTGAGCGCGCCACGGCCATGCGCAACAGCGGCGACGAGGCCGGCGCCAAGCAGATGGAGCAGTCGGCCGACCTGATCGGGCAAGACCCGGTGCAGGCGCGCTACCAGATCGGCACCTTCCTGGCCGGCATCATGGAGCCGGACAAGTTCGCCGAGACGTTCAGCAAGCTGGGCGGCGAAGCGCGGGCGCAGGAGCTGCAGCCAACGGCGGTGCAGAAGTCCGTTGCCGATGCCAACAAAGCGCAGTCCGACGCGGCGAAGGCCGCGACGGAGGCGAAGTTTGCCGAGTCCAAGGCCGTCGCCGACCTGAAACTGTCGGCGGCACAGATCGAGAAGTTCGCGGCCGACACCGAGATTGCGCGCATGAACTCGCGCATTGCGGCCATGAACGCGCAGACGGCGCGCGAGGGCAACACGCTGAAGCTGAAAGAACTACAGCTCAAGATCGAAGAGGCGCAGCAGAAGCGCGACGCCGCGGTGCGCGAGAAGGTGGCCACGGCCGAGTCGGGCGCCGCGTCCATCGACAACATGCTGAACACCATCGAGCGGATCAAGGCGAACAAGTCGCTGGACGATGTGGTGGGCAGTTTCGAGGGGCGTGTTCCTGCCGTACTCGGCAGCGCGATGGACGACGAAGAATCGGATGCCATCGCGCTGATCGAGACGCTGGGCTCGCAGGCATTCCTGGCGCAGATCCCCAACATCAAGGGCATGGGCGCGCTGTCGAACGCCGAGGGCGACAAGTTGCAGAGCGCGCTGCAGAACCTGAGCCGCGCGCAGTCTGAGAAGCAGTTCCGCGCCAACCTGGACGAAGCGCGGCGCCTGCTGCTGAAGGGCCGCACGAACATCGAGCGCAGCACCGGCGTCACGCTGGGCCGCCCCGATACGCCCGCGCGGCCGACCGGCCCGACCGGCAACGTCACCGTGAGCGGCTGGTGATCCGATGGCCCGCCGCGTCACGCTGACTTTCGCCGATGGCTCGCAGCACGTCTACGACGGCGTGCCCGATGACGCCACGCCGCGCGACGTGCAGGAGCGCGCCGAGCGCGACTTCGCCGGCAAGAAGCTGGTGCACATGGACGGAGGCCGCAGCGCCGCCATCCCTGGCCAGGAGGGCGAGGCCGCCCGGGTGGCGGTGGCCCAGGCCCAGCCCGGCCCCACGCTGGCGCAGCGCGCGGTCGGCGCAGGCGAAGCCGCACTGACGCTCGGCACGGGCGCCACGGGCGGCGCGCTGGGCATGATTGGCGGCACGCTGAAGGGGCTGGCCGAACAGATCCTCGCTGGCAAGTTCGGCACGGCCGAGGCGGCGCGGATGATCGAGCAGCGCGCATCCGAAGGCGCGCAGGCGCTGACGTATGCGCCGCGCACCGAACAGGGCCAGGAGAAGGCGCAGGAGGTCGGCCAGGCCATGCAGCAGCTTGTCCCGGTCGCCGGCTTGACGGGCGAGATGGCGGCGATTGCCAACGCCACGAACGCGGCCCGCGCCAACGGCGCCGCGCCGGCCGGCGTGACCGCGCGGGCGTCGGCCGTGGGCACGGCGCGCGACGTGGCAGGCCCGGCCGCAGCGCAGGCTGTCGACTCGGCGATCACGGCAAGCCAGCGCGCGGCGCAACGGGTCGGTCAGCTCGCCCGAGAAGCCACGACGCTGCCGCGCCGGGCGCTGGAGGCCCTGCAGCGCGAGCCGCAGGCCGCCAAGCCGACGCCGGGCACGATGGGCAGTGTGGGCGCGGCCGGCACGGACCTGGCGACGCAGCGCCGAACGACGGCCGAGATGCTGGGCTTTGCCGACGATGCGGCACTGACCCGCGGGCAGGCATCGCGCGACGCCGCGCAGCTCAAGTTCGAGACGGAGGCGGCGAAGATCCCCGACGCCGGGGCGCCGCTGCGTCAGCGCGTGGTGCAGCAGAACGCCCGCATCCTCGAGAACTTCGACCACTGGGTCGACGAGACTGGCGCCCGCGCTCCGACGCTGCGTGCCGTGGGCTCTGCGGTGGATGACGCGCTGGTGCGGCAGTCGCGCGCCGACAAGGCGCAGATCAACGCCGCCTACACCGCCGCGCGGCAGGCCGGCGAGATGGAGGCGCCCGTCACGCTTGAAGGCGTGGTGCAGCACCTGAACGACGCCGCGCCCGAGGCGGCCACTGCTCCGCTGCTGGATGTCGGTCGCCGGCTGGCGCTGCGGCTCGGCATCGCGGCCGAAGGGCCGGATGGCATGCTGGTGCCGCAGCCGACGACGCTGAACATGGCCGAGCGGTTCCGGCAGGCCATCAACCGCGCAACCGACTTCGAGCCGACGAACGTGCGGCAGGCAACCATCATCAAGGGCCTGACCGACGAGGCGACGGCGGGCCTGGGCGGCGACCTGTACCGCAACGCCCGTGCACTGCGCGCCCGCTTCGCGCAGAACTACGAAGACCGCGCCGTCATCGCCAAGCTGCTGAACAACAAGCGCGGCACGGCGGACCGGCAGGTGGCGCTGGAGGACGTGTTCTCGCACGCCGTGCTGAAGGGCTCGCTGGACGACGTGCGCAACGTGCGCCGCGTGCTGCAGCGGTCGGGCGCGGACGGTCAGCAGGCGTGGCGCGAGCTGCAGGGCGCGACCGCGCAGTGGCTGCGCGACGAGGCCACCAAGAACGTCGCCACCGACAGCGCAGGCAATCGCGTGGTGTCGGCGGCCGCGCTTGACAAGGCGATCCGCTCGCTCGACGTGGACGGCCGGCTGGACTTCATCTTCGGCCGCGAGGGGGCGCAGCGCATGCGCGACCTGAACGACCTGGCGAAGTACGTCCGCACCGTTCCGCCCGAGGCGGCGGTGAACACGAGCAACACCGTGTCCGCGCTGCTGGCGGCCTTCGGCGACGCCGGCCTTATCGGCATGTCGGGCGCCCCGGTGCCGGTGGTCAGCCTCGCGCGCTACGTGCGGCAGACCGTCAAGGACCGCGCGCTGCGCAAGCGCATCGAGGACGCGCTGAATGATGCTCGCAAGAAGCGCGCTCCTGGCAAAGAATCTACGCCGTTGGTGGCGCCGAATAGAGAGATGCTGCGCAGGTCATCCGTTAGAATCAGGGAACCTGAACCACTGGCGGTCACCAATGACAACCAAAGCGCATCAACTGCTGCAGCGAGTGGTCAGCGACTGTCTGTCGACCTTGAAGGGCGGCCGATCAACGAAGGCGCAACCGTCTTCGGCCGACGTGTGGTCGGAGGCGTGGACGAAGGCGCAAGAGGGGGAGATGCTGAATCCGTCGCAGCTCGCCTCGGCATCCCAGTCGTCAAGCGATCCAGCCAAGAGCTAGGCGGCGACGCCGGTCGGTTTTCAACCATCCCCGGCACGATTCTAGACCCACGGATTGAGCTTTCCTCGGCGCTTGACGCAACGCAGGCGCCCAAGGTCTTCAAGCACGAACTGGCGCACGCCATCGACAAGTTCGCAGGAGAAATCCCGAGCGAAGGCGTCAAGGCGGAGCTGGCCCACGTCTATGACTACCTGAACAATCGTTTTGGGTCGTCTGCATCCCCGCGCCCAGCTAAGAAGCAGCATACGCCGGAACTTGACCGCTACAAAGGCGGCGAGGTGCCGCGCGAGCACTGGGCCGAAGCCATCCGCCTTTACATGATCGACCCTGCCGGCATGAAGGCGATGGCGCCGAAAACGGCGGCCCGCATCCGCGAGTACGTCAATAGCAACAAGAACTTGAGCCAAGTGGTTCAGTTCAACTCGATTGCGGCTCCTGCCGGCGTCGGGCTTGGCCTTTATCTGCTCATGAAGTCGATGAGCGAAGACGAACAGTCGGAGTCGTGATGCTGACCACCATTTCCCCCTTCCCCCTGTACTTCGACAACAACGGCCGCCCGCTGGACGGCGGTTCGCTGCACTTCGGCAAGCCCGGCGCGAACCCCGAGACGGACCCGGTGACGATGTACTGGGACCGCGCCGGCACGCAGCCGGCCGCGCAGCCCGTGCGCGTCAAGAACGGCTACCCAGTGCGCAACGGCACGCCGGCCGAGCTGTTCTCGCCCGACCCGTTCTCGCTGAACGTGCGCAACGCGGCCGGGCAGCTCATGTTCTACCAGCCGCGCGGGGCGACGAGCGGTAGCCTGTACTTCAACGTCATCGACTTCGGCGCCGTGGGCGACGGCGTGACCGACGACACGGCGGCGATTCAGGCGGCGATCAACGCAGCCAACCCGCGCGGCGGCGTCGTCTACTTCCCGCGCGGCGACTACCTGATCAGCTCGGGCCTGACGGTCGACAACAGCCTGGCCGTCACCGGCCCGCAGCCCGACGACTACTTTGCGCGCAAGGCGTCGCTGATGGGTGACGGCATGGCCAGCTCGCGCATCCTGGGCGCGGCGGGCAACTACACGATGCTGACGATGATCGGCGGCAACGTGAACGCCATCATCTCGCAGCAGTTCCTGCGTGGGCTGACGTTCGAGAAGGCTGACAAGACGGGCAAGGTGGTCAGCTTCGACAACATGGCCTACTTCAGCGTCGAGAACTGCTACTTCTCGGGCGGCGACGAGGTGGCCAACATCTCCGACTGCGTGGTCGTCAAGTTCGAGTCGTCGTTCTTCATGTTCGGCAACAAGGGCATGCGCGCGTTCTACTCCAACGCCGCGCACCCCAACGCACTGACGTTCTCGTCCTGCGTGTGGGCTGGCAACACCACCTACGGCGCCCAGTTCGTCGAGCCGACCACGCTCAACATCTACGGCGGCAGCTTCGAGGGCAACGGTCGCGATGCGCTGGCGACCTACAACACCGCCTACTTCGGCCTGAAGGTGACGGACTCGGGGTCTGGCGGCGCGGCTGGCCTGGTGATGTCGGGCGTGTACTTCGAGCACAACGGCGGCATCGCAGACGTGTACATCGAGGCCAACGGCACGGGCGCTGCGGCTCACTCGATCAGCGGGTGCACCTTCAACCGGATCGACTCGGCCGCCCACACGAAGCACAGCCTCTACGCCACGTCGTCGGCGTCGGCCGCGATCAACAACATCACGCTGATCGGCTGCGGCCACAAGAGCTTCAACAGCTACGCGCCCGACGTGTCGCGCAAGTACCTGCAGACGGCGGTGAGCGGCGGCGGGGTGGTCAATGTCGGCTGGACCGGCGCGCTGTTCGAGGACGCGACCGAGGTGCCCAGCATCCCGAATGCCATTACCGGAAGCGGCGGGATCGTCGACGAGGCGGCCGATTACGACTGGACCGGTACGCATGTGTTCGATGCCGGAGCAACCGGCGACCCGGCGATATTGGCGGTCACGGCACCTGCTACGCGCATCGTCAGGACATCGCCATTGGGTGGTCTTGGCCAGGTGCGTGCGGCCTTCATCATCGACCACAAGGTATCGGCATCGACGACCGCGTTCGAGTGGTCGCTGATCGCCCGCAACAGCAACTACGCCGGCACCAGCGGCGAGAACGTGGCCATCTACGGCCAAGCGTACAAGTACCACGCCGACGGCAAGAGCTTTGCCGGCGTGTTCGAGGCGCAGGACCTCAGCGGCGACAGCGGGGCCGGCATCCTGTGCGGGCTGGAAGTCGACATGATGGCCAACGGCAGCCTCGGCGCGACCAGCCGGGTCGGCATGCAGATGGCGTTCGGCAAGGCGCAGGCCGGGCTGTCGCAGGCCGTCTCGCGCGCAGCCATCGAGTTCTCGCCGATTGCCAGCGACAAGTCGACGCACAAACTGAGCAACGGCATCGACTTCCAACTGAACGTCGACGGCGCGCTGATCCGGCAGAGCAACACGGCCAGCGCAGGCTATGCGTTCGACTTCCTGTACGGCGGCGGCGTGAACCACTTCATGCGCTTTTACAGCGTGAACATGCCGGCGTGGCAACTCGTCGGCGACGGCGGTGCGCTGGGCACCTACGTCGGCCGGCTGAAAATCGACATTGACGGCTATACATACTGGCTCCCGGTCTATGGCTGACAACACCACTCCGCAGAACGTCGAAGTCCTGAAGCTGCAGCTTCAGGTCACGCAGTTGCAGGCGCAACTGATCGCCACGCAGGCCGAGGTCGCGCGTTACCAGCACCGCGAGCTGATGCAGGAGTCGAGCCGGCTGCAGCAGGCCATTCAGGACGCGCAGCAGTCGGCCGGCATGCCCGTGGACGTGCCGGCCGTGAAGGCTTCGGCGGCTGGGTAGGTGAGATGCAGCGCGCCCTTGCCATCGTCGGGTGCTTGCTGGCTGCATGCGGTGGCGGCGCCGTGTCTGTGATGACGGCGCCCCCGGCGGCCCCTCCGTCGCAGGCGGCTTCCGTGCCTGACGCGCGCGCGGCCCTGTCCTGGGCCGAGCAGTGGCGCGAGCCGTGGTACGACCTGGTGCTGGGTGGCTGGGTGCGGCACAGCGCGCTGGCGTGTGCCGGCGGCACGGCAGATCCTGACCGGCCGCCCGAGGGCGCGTTTTCGACCGGCGCCGCCTGGTCGGTCTTCGGCGGCGTCATCGGCACGCTGCAGACACGCGACGGCGCCTTGCACATCGACAGCCCGCAGCAGGCCGGCGGCTACGCGCTGCTGAGTGGCCGCACCTGGCCCACCGACCGGCCGCTGGCCGTGCAGGCCACGGTGACGCTGCAGCCCGACCCCGGCGCCTGGCTGGGCCTGGCGCTGATCGCGGATGAGACCGACTACCGCGAATTGGCACTCTACGAGGTCGGAGGCCGGATCAGTGCCGGCGTGTGGCACCCCTGCACCATCGACTGGGGCCTGGGCACCTGGTCGCCGGGGCCGCGCACGCTGCGTCTGGAGTACACGCCAGGCGCCGACATCTGCTGGCGGCACTACGTCGACGGCGTGCTGGTGGTGGCCGAGCGGTGCAGCGTGCCCGGGGCGCCGCTGATCAACCCGGCGCGCGTCGGGCTGTACGTGGTCAACCTGCGGGCCGAGGGCCAGCGCATCCCGGGCCTGGTGCGAGCCACGGTGGGGCCGGTGGTGGTGGAGGGTGGACGATGAGCGACGACCTGCACCCCACCCGCCTGTGGTGGTGCGAGGCCCGCGGCCGCGGCGTCGCACGTCACGAGGGCGTCGAGGTGCATCTGCACCACAGGCCGCCCGTGATGCTGCCGCTGGGGCCGCTCGCCGAGCTGGAGTACCTGCCGGGCCTGGGCGTGCAGTACGTGCAGCCGCGCAC